TATATATAATACATATCATGACAATTTTCTTATAAAGTCTTTTGGTTCATACCAAAAGTATTATAAAATGGCAGGAATATTTGTAGTTGGGATAGGATTTTATTTAGTATTGCAACGAAACCCATTGCAAGGAGCAAACACAATAAAAGCATTAAATCAATATATTAATGTTATGCCCATTGATAAGAATTCTAAAAATTTAATATCTCCTTTTTTATCTTACAATCAATCCCAAGCTGAAGAGAAAGGCGCTCAAAAAATAACTCAAGATAGCAGAACCCATAAAAGAAGTGTGAGTGAAACGAAGAAAAAGTTTGTCGCATCAAATCAAAATTGGAAATGTGGCGATTGCCACGAAAAACTTACTGCATGGTTTGAAGTAGATCATACAATAAGATTAGATCAAGGTGGAACAAATGATATTTCTAATTTAATTGCATTGTGTAGAAATTGTCATGGTAAAAAAACATCATTAGAAAATATTTAATATATATATAAATAGTATGTCTAGCAATGCTTCTAAAAAATCATTTATTGATTCTTATAAAAATTCAATATCTTTAATTGGAGATAAACTGAGAGATTTTGATACTATTAAAAAAAATAGTAATAGTATGGTATGGATATCATTTAGCGTAATAATAACTTTTATGATCATATTAGGATATATCATTTTTTTTTATAATCCATACAATATTTTAAATTATGTTCAAGTACCATTGATATTTATATATTTATTATTATTTGGCTATATTTTATTATTTGTATTTAAAACGGCTAGCGTTGACATGAAATATTTCAACTTTTCATCTGATTTATTTACACATACAAAAACATTTTTAAAATTACTCTTAATAGTTGTTTGTATATTTATTGCAGGAATTGTTTCATATAATATTATTAAAAGTATTTTTTTTAAAAGTATTCAAATATCAAGCGTATTTACAATAGTAATAATGTTACTCATACTTTCAATAATCAATTCACTCATTGATGTAAATAGTAGTAAAGATCCAAATCCTATTTTAGAAATATTAAAGAATATTGTATTTTATATTCCGTGTTTAATTTCAGATGCAATTGATTTTGCAAAAGAAGATTATAAAAATACACCTACTACAACATTTATATTATTTGTTATACTAGTTATTATAATTTTATTATACGCAAGTTATTATTTATTAAATAATTTAAAAAATACAAATGATATTGTTCTTGTAGATAAAGCTGTAAATTTAGATAAATTAATTCTATCTTTGTCTAAAGCGGAATTAAATGAAAAAATTGTATTATCTCGACCATTTTATGAAAGAGAATTATATAAATTACAAAATATGTCTGATACAAAATATGATATTAGTCTTAATCCTGACGTTGAACCAACTAATGTAATACCTAGTTATGCAGATAGGTTGACCCGCGTAATTTATAAAAATAAAATAGAGGGATTTACTAATGTTATTAGTGATGAAACCATACCTATACATTTAAAAATATCTGATTATAATAGATACATTTTACAGCAAGCTATGTGGGAAAATCCATCTATAACTAAAAATATGAATGATATGACCGATTCAAGTTCTAATGATATAGGCAAGTATGTTCGATCTATTATAGATACGCAAACTAGTGCAATGTCAGTATATAAAAAAGTAATGTTATATTTAGCAACATTCAATAATTCAAATTTTTCTAAAAAATTTGTCCAGGATTTAGATATGAATAATTATCATTATAGTATTTCATGCTGGGTCTATTTAAATAGAGATAATGCAGATCCAAAAGTTATTTCAAATAGTAAAAATGCTATTATCAAATATGGTAATAGACCATCCTTATATTTTAATATAGCAACAAAAGAATTAACTTTAGAAACAATAGATTCAAATAATAATATTATTGTTCACTACAGGACAAATAGCATATTATATCAAAGATGGAATCATATTGTTATAAACAACAATTACGGAACCACTGATTTATTTATTAATGGAAATTTAGTAGGATCCTATAAAAATATAGTTGATTATTCAATTACTAAAGACGAATTATTTCAAGTTGGCGCATTAACTAATAATATTTTAGGAGGAATTGCACGAGTATGTTATTACCAATTGCCGTTATCTTTATCAGATATAAAAACTCAATATATAAATAAGCCATCTTTTTAATATTATAATAATGTAATGGACGTATTCTCTTTTACAACAATTATATTGTTTCTTTTTGTTATCATTGGTGCATATTTAATATTTACAAATTCGATTGAAGGCAGAGCAAAAATCGTATTAATCATTGTAGTATTAATTGTTTTCATTTATATTTTTATGAATCTTCCTATATTCAAGTCTTATAGTGAAGCAACAACATCTCCAGCAAGTGCGGGAATTCAAGTCGTTCAATCCAAATATGATAGCACATCTACATCTTATTCGATATCATCATGGATATATATTAATGATTGGTCCACTAATTTAGGAAGATCTAAAATTATCTGCAAAAGGTCATACACAAATGCTGTAAATAACCCAACAATTGCTTTAGATACGAATCAAAATAATTTAAAAGTTACATTTAATACATATGATAGTACTACACAAGGATCAGTTGAAGAAAATGTCATAACAATTCCTGATATACCTATTCAGAAATGGGTAAATATTGTAACTTGTTTCGGTGACAATAAAGTAGATACATACATTAATGGCAAATTAGTCAACACTTTTGTAACACGAAATCCTCAATATTTACCAAAAATGACCGATGCTGCAAAACCTCCATTAACGTGGACACCTACTGGCCAGTCATTTTCAGGATACATTTCTAATACTAGGTATTATGCAAGATTTTTAAGCCCTCAAGAAGTATGGGAAATATACAAAGGAGGATTTAGCAATAATATGTTAGGAAATTACTTAAGTCAATATAATGCAGCATTCGTTTTTTCCAAAAATCAAACGCCAGTACGAACAATTAATTTAATGTAAAATAATTATATTGTGTGTATATAAATGAATACACGTACATCAAATAATACAGGGAGGTCTATAACAAAAAATGCATCTAATCTTGCAGAAAAAGCATTAAATAAAACTAAAGAAATAGGTCAATCGATACAAAATACTGCATCAAAAGTAACAAATGCAGTAAAAAACTCTGTAGGCGATGTACAGAAAAAAGTGGAGGGTATATCTCAAATGAATGCTATAAAAGGACCCGTAACAAAATGGAGTGCTATGACTCAAGAATTTATGACATCTAATACCGTTATAAGCAAATTTGTAGGATTTATATTATGTTTGCTTTTATTCGTATTAATATTTCAAATTGGTATGGGATTATTACAAAATGCGTTTGGCGCAAATTATAGTCCGTATTTAATAAATGGAATGGTTCAAAGCGATAAAGAAACCCAAATATCTGCTAATCCAAATGTACCTGATTCAGTGCCTATTTATAGATCAATCGATCAAAATCAAGGATTGGAATATTCATGGAATGTATGGTTTAATGTAGACACAAATGCATTAAATGGAACTAAACAAAAAATATTTTCAAAGGGAAACTCTTCAACATCTTCTCCATATCTTAATGTATCTCCTGGATTATTTTTATCGAGAGATACGTCTAATTCGAATAGTTTGCATTTAATTATTAATACGATTGACACAAGTTATAATACAACTCAATATGAAGAAATAATTATTAAAGATATACCCGTGCAAAAATGGGTATGTTGCACAATAAGGGTTCAAGGTAAATCAGTTGATGTATATATTAATGGATTTTTAAAACAAAGAAAAAATTTAATTAGTTTGCCAAGACAAAACTATTATGATACTTATATAGGAGATACTGCAGGATTTAAAGGATTTATTTCGTCTCTTAGATATTATGGCTATGCAGTTGGTTATGATGAAATACAATCATTGTTTGCAGCAGGACCATCATTGAAATTAGTATCTACTACTGCATTACCAGCAAGCAGTGATTATTTTGCAGCAAATTGGTATTTTAATTAATTTATTTAAAGAAAGACGATATCATAGTATTATTCATCTTTTTGTTTGTTTGTATGCGAATGTATTTTTCAAATAATATTTTTTCAACTTCTTTATCTTTTAGATCCTGTTCTTTTTTAATATATTTAGAGTATTCAAGAGTGCTTTTATACGATGCTAATTCTTGTATAAAACT